AACTATTCAGTTGTCTATCCGCTTCGATAACGCAATTCAGTCACCATTGTCATCTGGCGTTGGTACAAGTGTTGGTCGTGCATTCGGCGGAACTGCTGTTACCGGTCTAGGTTAATATCTAAATGTCAGGTTTTTTTCAAAATCTGTTACGAGATAACGTTAGTCAGGTAAAGACTCAAGCCAAAGGTGCAGTTACTGCATTCTTTGGCAATGATTATTTGCGTGACTATACTCACGCAAGTAAAACCTTCGTAGCGAACAATTATGCTTACGCTCCGAAGTTCAAATTTCTCTTTCACGTTTACTTTGATATCAATACTGATTTGATAGCTGCCACGGGAAGACTTCCAGAGGATAGAAACTTTGGTCTAGCAGTTAAAACAGTTGGCTTACCTAAGTTTACTTTTGAACTAGCTACAATGAATCAATACAACCGCAAACGTATTGTACAAACAAAAATCAAATACGATCCTATTACTATCACATTCCATGATGATAACAGTAATTTGATTCGTAAATTATGGCACACATACTACACCTATCACTATAAAGATGCATCTCAGACTGATTTGAATCCTGGTAGTACAAGTAGCAGAAACATCTATAATAATATTGCAACCAATGACCATGATTGGGGATATATCGGCGAGGGCAATGATAAGCCTACTCCTACTGGAGCTGCTCTAGGAGCATCTAAGCCGGTGTTCTTTAGATCCATTGATATCTTTGGTCTAAGTCAACATAATTTCTCAATGTATAGACTAGTCAACCCTGTCATTGAAAGTTTCCAACATGATACACATAGCTACGCAGAAGGCGGTGGTGTTATGGAAAACTCAATGACATTGCAGTATGAGACTGTCAAGTACTATGAAGGTGCATTAGATGGTAGAAAGCCTGACGAAATCGTTAAGCTATTCGGTAAAGAAAACCATTACGACAGAACATTCAGTCCTATCAATAGACCAGGTAGTAATTCTAGTATTCTTGGTCAAGGTGGTTTAGTTGATGCTGCTGGCGGATTCTTAGAAGACTTGACGAACGTTCCACCGAACTTCTTAGGTGCTATTCAGAAGGCTGGTACTGCTGTAAACACATTCAAGAATCCTAAGAACATCTTGAACATTGCTAAAGGCGAAGCTGTTGGCATGGTATCTGACGCTATCACAGGAACACCAAACAGAAACACATTGTTTAACTTCCCTGCTGCTGCATCTACTGTGGTCAAGAGTACTAACAATGCAATCGGAAGCGTGATTAAAGCCGTCACTCCTAATAAGTAATAAATATACTACGAGGCATATATGGCACAAATAGTAGACGGACCAAAAACACAACTAGATAAAACTGTCAGAGTATTTGACAGTTTTTACAATTTCGAGATTAACATCAATGCTAGCGAATATGAGATTGTAAGATCCTATTTTGTATCGGTGTCCGAGAATGCAGACATTGCAGATAACTTCACTACGATGTTATTTCGAATTGCTAGCATTACCGGTGAGAACTCTCTAACACTCTTAGGTTTCCTTCAAGGCACATCTAAGTTAGAGACTACTGCTCTTATGGCTTACTATCTAAATAGTTTAAAGAGTAAGACAACTTTATACGGAGTAAGTGCAACGCCTACTCCAAATGAAAACGTACAACGAAACGTAGTTATATAATGGCAAACTTTGCACAGGGTATATATGAAGTAAAGAACCCCGAGAAGTATATCGGTGGGCATAAGCCTAGATATCGCTCAGGATGGGAGTTTACTTTCATGCAATTCTGTGACAGTAATAAATCAGTATTGAAGTGGGCTAGTGAAGCTATTGCAGTTCCTTACATGAATCCAATGACAGGAAAACGTGCTAATTACATACCTGACTTCTTCGTTGTATATCAAAACAAACATGGCAAGCAAATTGCCGAAGTCATCGAAATCAAACCCAAGAAACAAAGTCTTATAGAAAGTCGAGTGGCATCAGCACGTGACAGAGCAGTAGTAGCAGTTAATCATGCTAAGTGGGCCAGCGCAAAAGCATACTGTATGCAGAATGGATTCACTTTCAGAGTAATTACCGAAGATGACCTTTTCTACAACGGCAGACGCAAGTAATAAATACTACTATTATTAGGATAGTAGCATGACCAAGAAACTCAGTGAATTATTTGAACTGCCGGAGGACGAGCAGACAAGTGAACCACATGAACTGCAAGCAGCACAAGCATACGAAGTAACCCAAGAAGCATACACAACCTTAGAAAAGATTGAAAGCGCATTACCACAAGTTAGAGGCTTAGAAGCTAGTGATACTGAGATGGATGAACTAGCTAAGATGGCAACTGAGAGCTACAAAGACTTAATGGACTTGGGTATGCAAGTAGACAGTCGTTTTGCAAGTGAAATCTTCAATAGTGCTAGTTCTTTCTTAGGACATGCTATTACTTCTAAGACCGCAAAGATTAACAAGAAACTCAAAATGCTAGACTTACAGCTAAAGAAAGCTAGCTTAGATGCTAAGACTGCTGGTAAAGTAGAAGAAATAGAGAACACTCCACTTGGTGAGGGGTCTCTAGTAGACCGCAATGAATTGCTAAGAACAATCATTGGCAAAAAATCCCAAGAGTGATAAATAATATAATAGGAATAACACAATGAAAAGCCTTCGACACTACTTAACTGAGAGTACTCGCACTTATCACTACACGATTAAAATCTTGGGTGATGTAGACAAGAACTTCCTTCAACTATTCACTCATAATTTGAGCAAGTTTGACCCAGTCAAAATTGATGAACCAAAGACAACTCCTATTCAGAAGAACCCATATGGTTTTCCTGCTGAGGAAATGAATCAAAGTGTTACGATTATTAAAGCAGAATTTAGATACCCAGCGACTGAACCAATGATTCAGCAGATTGCGCAACAACAAGGATTCAACATCAATAGAATTCGTGCAATCACTACCGACTTCAATGATAGTTTGAACGCAGAAAATGACAAGTATGCAAACCAAATGGATGACTCTAAGAAAGAAGCATTGCTAACTCAAGAAGAATTAGCAGATAATGGTAAAGAGGCTGGCGAAGATTACGCTAAACAATACTTAGATAAAGTAGTACCAACAAAGCCTAGCATTGATTATGCATTCGCAGGAAAGCTAGGCCCTAAAGATGTCAATAAAACAAAAGAAGGCGTCCAGACACAAAGTCCGTTTAGTAAAATTAATATGCCTCCTAGACCGACTACTGGAGCAAGCGTATAAAATGGTTGATTTCACCGCAAAACAGTTAAGTTGGATAGTTCTTACTGCATGTGGCATTGGCGGCGGCGGCTATCTAACCATCGACGGCAAGATTAAAGAAGTTGATAGTAAAATTACTATCACTAGCGTAAGACAAGAAGCGACAAACGATAAACTTACCGAGCTGTCAAAACAGCTTAATAGAATCGAAGATAAATTAGATAAACGAAGATAAGGAAACGATATGGATTTCAGAAGCCTATTACAATCAATGACTTCATTAAGTGAAGCAACAAAAGAAACCGGCAAAGGTAGAGTTCACACTGCTGAGCCAGGTGGATATGGACGCAAAGATGATGAAGATGCTGACGGTAATCCAGTCAAATCAGCTTCGACTGAAAAGCGTGGACGTGGTCGTCCTAAGAAAGATGCTGACAGTTCAGGTGAAGTCAAGTCATACGATACAAAATCATTAGGTAATGTATTCGGTGGTGGCAAAGCTCCTAAGAAAGCAATTGGTACTGTATCAAAGAAGCATTCATTAAAAGAGTACATTGATAGTCTTCAATCTCATTCATTAACTGAATCTCAAATCGAAGAAGCAGTTAGCAGAAAAGATTTCCGTATGGTAGCTGACCTTATCAAGAACATTGAAGATCCGCAAAAGAGAGCAGAATTAGCTCAACACCATGCTCAGATTTTCCAACAACAAAACCCAAGATTCAGCCCAGACAAGTTCTATGCAGCAGTTGGTGTTGATCCTCGTCTTTCAGAAGAAGAAATCACAATCAAGCCAATGCCAGGTGCATCACAAATCGTAGGTGCAGACGGTGAAACATTGGGTACAGCAGACGCACAGACTGCTAATACATTGAAACAAGCCGCAGCTAAAGGTACTTTGAGCTTAGGTGGACAAAAGATGGCAGAAGCTAAGAAAGCTAAGCCAGATTTCTTAGATGTTGATAAAGACAAGAACAAGAAAGAATCTTTCAAGAAGGCTGTCAAAGATAAAGAAGACAAGAAAAAAGTTGATGAAAGCATCAGCTTCAATGAAATGTCACAGGATACACAGACTGAAGCACAAGAGATGCTAGCTGAGTTACAAGACGATATCGAAAACTTCGTTACTACCGGTCATTGCAGCGACAAGTTGGAAGCATTCTTGAAAGTTCACGGTCATTCTAAAAAGAAGATTACTGATGAAGGTTCAATCGAAACTCATACTCAACACGGTATGGATGCAATGCCAAGTAAGTTAGTTGGTGTTCCAGCTAAACAAGCTCCTACTCCGTGGAAAGTCGATCCAATTCAAGCAACAACTGATAGAGCAGGTAGCTTTATCAAGAGCTTAGTAGCTCCTAAGAAAACATTCGAAAGCAAAACTATGAAAGACATTCAACTAGAAGGCTGGGAAAGTCAGCTAAATGGTTTATTGACTGAAGGTATCACTGTATCATCAAGTCAAGGACAACAAGGTCAACCAGACTCAGTTACAGTAAGCGCAAGCGATGCTGACGCACAGCAATTATTGCAAGTATTGCGTCAAGCAGGTATCGGTGCGTTCGGTGGTGAACAACCAACTAGCAACTACGGTGCTCCGATGAATGCTACAGAACCAGACGGTTACGGTACAGAACCAGAATCAGCTCCTGAAGTTGCAGGCGATGGTGATGACATGATGGCTCTAATCAAGAAAATGACTGGCATCCAAGATAGCGGCGCAGCAGGTCAAGAGCAACCAGGTACTCTAGAGCCAGCACAAGGTGGTGACGAGGGTGGTCAAGACTACGAAGACGAAGAAGGTTCAGAAGAAGATTCAGGTGAAGAAGAAGTCACTGACGAAGGCAATGACGGTAACTTAGCTAATAACGCTCAACCATACGACAAAGTTACTCAAGGTGACGTTGTTGCAGGTCGTCTAGGTAAAGACGAAGAAGGCGGCGAAGATGAACACGAGCATGATGAAACATGCGAATCATGTGGCCAAGCGTCATGTGAGTGTGATTCTGAGGAAGACAAAGTAGAAGAAGGTTATGCTAATGAGCCTGATGAAGAAATGATGAAATTAAAAGCATTGTTGAGCATGGGTAATGACATGCATCGTCAAAAGCAATCACAAGCAGTTGGTAACCCTACAAAAGTTACAATGGAAACTAAGCTAATGCAACAGTCTACTAGCTTGATTTCTGACTGGAAAAAGTTAAGCGGAATAAAATAATAAAAATCCGCATTTTTAATAGCTCACTTCGGTGGGCTATTTTTTTGGGTAAGTGTTTATCTCTAAACGATAAATACATAATAAGGTGTAATAGAACATGGCACAACAAATAATTGACTTCGGCGCATTCCCCAACGATCCAGCAGCCGATCCTATACGAGCAGCCTTCGCAAAGGTACAGAATAACTTCACGGATTTATACTCGGCAACTCTTAACACAGGTGTACAATCCCTACAAACTGGTCCAGGCTTGACTCAGAATAGAACTACTGGTAACGTAGTTGTCTCTGCAAACATATCAAACATTACGATTCAGACTGGTCCTGGTCTATTCGTATCAGCGGGTGTAGCCGGTACAAGTAACTCTGCGACAGTT